ACCATACTTAGTTTCTATACTTCCATAGCCAAGATCATCTTTCTTGAACCATGTTAAACCTTCATTAAGGTCATTAATTAATTGACTTACTGTCAAGTCTACTTTGTTGATTGCCATATTACCAGTTGATTTTAAATTCTGGACCATTTTGCCCGTTAATAATTTTGTTAATTTCGTTGAACATATTACCACAATCCCATATAGTTTTAGTGTATGCTGCTGAAGCAGGATGACTAACTTTAATAATGTGATGATGGGGACCTATTAGTCCTTCTAATTCTTGGGCTTGTTTGCCCATTAAAACAAATATTAATCCACTATCTGTATAGTTTAATATATCCATAGCATATGCTATAAATTCTTGCCATACAGCATAGTGTGAACCCACTTTATCTATTTGACAAGTGAGTGCTGAATTAAGTAAGAGCACACCTTGGTTAGCCCATCTAGTTAAGTCTACATTATATTCTCTACGTTCATTGTCGTACACTGTAGCATCAATTGCCTCAAATATATTCTTAAGACTGGGTTGAGCTTTACCTGTATTACTACAAGAGAAGGCTAATCCGTCTGCTACACCAAGTTGTGGATAGGGATCTTGTCCTATCATTATCACCTTGAGTTTATCATGAGGACATTCTTCAAATGCTCTAAACACCTGTTTAAGGGGAGGAGTAAATCTCTTACCACTTTCTCGTAATTTATATAGTTCAGCTAGAATTTTATCAAAGTCTGAGCTTTGAATAAAACCCTTAAGCTTATTAGCCCAGCCGGATGGTCTAAGTTTCTCTACCAGCTTGAGTTTTATCTCTTCAAGATTTATTTGTTCTGTCACAATTTTATATTAAATTTGTTACAAAATAATTATTATGGACACAATTAAAATGATTAAACCTGATGCTATTGTTGATATTAAAATAGGTACAGGATTTCTTCAGCAAATTCAAAACTTGTTAATGTACTTGGCTAAAGATCTCACTCCAGAACAATTAGCTCAGTATAAAAAAGAAGCTGAAGAAAAAATTTCTTTTTCTGAAGAATGGATGACACATGTCACCACTGTATCAGTTTTGTTAAAAGAAATTGAAGTTAAAGCCGATGAGCAAGGTTTTGCTTATGATGAAGAACTTCCACCTGCTCCTACTGAAGGGGAAAATTAATTTCCTCTCCAATTTCAATAGCTGCTTGTATGGCAAGGGATAGTTCATCTTTAGAACAGTCTCCAAAGCTTTTAGCTAGAAAATATTCTTTACCACTCACCTCTCTTGCTATACAAAGCCCAGCTCTGTCTTTAATAAGAAGTTTCATATTCTCCACTGTCTCTCCTATATGAGTGGATAGTTGTTTAATCATTACATGTATTTTAGCAAGTTGTGGTAGTGTACCATCATCATGCTGCATTTCATAGAAAAATTCTACAATAGCTCCTTCAGGTATAGTATTAACAAATGTTTCATACTGTCTTGCTCCGGCTATAGTTATTGGTTTTAGAATTCCTCTTTCTTTTTTATACTTACCATTTAAATGACTCATCTACATCAAAATATTTAATTTTTGATTGATCTAGGTCTTTCAAAGCTTCTTCCACCCATTTTTCATCTATAGTATTTTTATAACAAAGTATATGCACTATAGCTGTATCATCTGGATTAAGTCTTAAAAGTCTACCTATACGTTGATTACTTTTACGTTCGTTACCATATGCATGCATAATTATACCTGCTCTAAGATTAGGAATATTTATACCTTCATTAAGCTGCATTACACAACTTAATTTAGTGATATGATCGTTACCAAATAAATCTAAATTACCTTCAGAATCAGGATTTTTAGAATGGTATGAAAACTCACACACTCTGTCAGCTTGTTCTTGAGTATTACAAAATACAATGCATTTATCTTCTATGTCTTCTAAAAGTTTTTTTGCATAATTTTCTTTTGTTTTAAAATCCATCATAGCTCTCATTCTCATTACAGAACTAATCTGTCTTTGTTTAGGTCCGTTGGATTCATATACTCGTTCTGTCCAATAGTTATAATTTTTTACTTCTGATGTATTGAATGATTTATTTTTTAGATTGACGGGTATATCATTTTTATTAGACAAACTCATCTTGTGAACTATAATTCTATAATCATTTAAAATATCATCATCTACAGCATCATCTGTAATGTATTTAAACTTAATAGGACAGAATTGATTTACCATTCTACCTTTTTCTGATTCTGCATACCTTGGAGGTGTACCGGTGAGTCCTAATATTCTTCCAGTAAACATTCCTAAGAAGTTTAAATGGGAATCTAGCAAACTATGACACTCATCTAATATAAGTGCATCAAAATCTTGTGGATTATGTTTATTAAGAGATAAATAAGTAGTAAATTCTACATCAGATATATCTATATTGAACTTTTCAGCATCATTTCTCCATGAGTCAAAAATAGAAAGCTTGGGTGCTACAACGAGCACCCTCACCTTCTGTGTATTAACCCCCTGTAAATGGTCAATATATTTAAGTCCAATGAGAGTTTTACCAACCCCCATGCTCAAAGCAAGTCCACATCTTTTATGTTGAAGACCTATTTTTAAAGCATCAGCTTGTATACTGTCTCTTGTATTTTTTTGTTTCACATAATTGTTTTTTAGTTATACATTTTTCATTTGGAGCTAAAAGAAAATGATTTTTATATCTTTTAACTACTCTTTTACCTTTTAAATTAACAGTTTGATTTACAACAGATTGAGAATAATTAAGATCAGGATAAAGCTCTTCCAACTTTTTAGCAGCAGATCTTTCTGATTCATAATTACCAATGCAATTACAATCTGTATCATAAATTACTACAGGTTTTTTCTTATCATCATGAGTAGGATATTTAAGAGTACCTAATCTTTTTTGCTCTTTTAAAGTAGCTGATATTTTCATTCTAGACTCCAGAGAAGGTGTATTTCTAATAACTTCAATAGTAATGTTATAATCAGGTTTTAAAGTATTTATATAATTCTGTTCTACTTCTTGAAGATTTTCATAAGAAACTTCTTCAAGTATAGAAACATTAAAATTAGAAGCCCCATGCTTTAAATAACTATTTTGTAGATATTTATTAGCATGGGTACCTCTTTTAAGTTCAGAATAATGTCTTTTTAACCTATGATATATATTTTTACTACTACCTATGTAAATTTTATTGTTTACAATATTAGTTATACAATAGATACCACATTTTTTAAGACCGAATGATTTTGGAATGTTCATGGGTTATATGTTTTACAATATAAAGATACAACTTTTTATTGAATTTTACAAATAATCCCATAGATATTCCTAATCAAATACTCTTTGTATTGTGTTATCAAAAGGATTAAACTCCACCTGATTATAACTTCTATACTTACCTGGTTTAAACACCATCTTATCATGCTCGTCATGTGTAAGAATACCCATGTCTTTTAGCATAAAAGTGATGCTATCATTAATCTGTTCATAATCCATATCTTTTGCAGACTCTAGAATATGCTTATGTCCAATGATTTCTCCTTCACCTAGGACAATACGTTTAGCTTTGTTCATTTTAGTTTATTTATCTGTTTAATAATATCTATTAGTCCATAAATACATAGACCAACTAGTGCAAAAAAAAGCACTGGAATTAGTATTTTCATAAAATACTTATTAAAATTCTTCATATATATCATCCCAATTATCAAAATCAGTGTTATTATAAATTTCATCTAACATTTCTTCTAGCTTATCGTTAGCTTGATCTAATGGACCATAAGCTCTACCTGCTTTAAATACAGCTTCACTTAACTTTTCAGCATTATCCATAAATCCTATTTGTGTTAATGATAAATCTACTAGACGTTTAATCTTAGCTAATTTTTTATAAAATGCTTCTAACTGAATCCTTTGTTCTTCTTCAAATTGTTTTAACAGTTTAGCATGGTCTACTGGTGTAGCCACTGTTAATTCTTTAGGTTTTCTACCTCTTGCCATAGTTATAATTTTTGTAGTTATGAAATGTTACTTTAATAAATGGAGTCCATTTATATCCTTTGTAATAGATTCTTCTGGCCATTAAATAGCCTTTCTTTAGGTTTTTGAATTTGTATATGCTCCATTTGCTGAAGCTTATCCAATAGAATGATTTCATTGTAATGGGTTAGTAAGGGTTAATCATCTATTTCATCATCATCCCAATCTTCTTCCTCATCTTCATCATTTTGGAATACCACTTCTACACTTCTTAGTGTACCATCAGAGTGGTAATGTGCTATTACAGGATAGATTCCATCTCCAAATGCTGTACTGAATGCTACACCTACACCCGGATGACCAAGATTAAAGTTAAGTTGCCCATGTCCATCTTCAGATAGAGTGGCTTTAGCACATGCATTATAGCTAAATGGATATTTTGTAGGGCCATCATAAACAACTTCTTTCCATTCTTCTGTACGTATTAGTTCATTCATTGTTTTACCACCATATTTTTCTATAGGTTCTTGATAATTAGCAAAGTCTTTAAGATACTGTAATCTATCTTTACTAGTTATGTGTTCATACATTCTTAAATCTTCAAAGTCTTCTTTCTCCCATTCACAATCTATATAACATGGTGCACATAGTAG